GTCTGTTAAGCTTTTCCCTCCTGTCACTGAACTAAATAATCCTAACATTGTGTTTTTAAGCGTTGCCAGTGGCTTCATCACAGGTTCGAAATTTAAGCTAGAAATTAACTGCATTGCTATATCAACTCCACTATTTAAGCCATCCATTAATTTTATTCCAAGCTCTTGAACTGTTGGAATTATAGCTGTTATCAGTGGTGCAAATTTTCCACCAATTTGAATTGCCGCTTTTCCTATTTCTTCCTGCATGTCTCCCCATAAGTTTTTGGCTTGCTGAATTTTCCCCTCAGGAGTATTTGCCAAAGCTTCATTTACATTACCGACATTTCTTTCTAGTATTTGTTGCATCATAGCGGTTCGTTGTGCTGTGTTAAGCGATTTGAATTGTTTTGCCTCATTATCTGTTAACGCAATCCCAACTTTTCTTAATGCAGCTAATTGCCCAGTACTCATTGCTTTTCCTATCATGTTAGCTGTGCCGTAAAAGTCTTCTGCCGTTCCATTCATTCCTTTTTGGTTTGCCACTATATCTGCAATTTTAGGCATTAGCATATTAATTTCTTTGTTAGTCAGCTGGAATGTTGACAACTGTGACTGACCTGCCATAATCAGTTCATCTCCATATACACCTTTACTTTGTATTCTGCTTGCTTCAGACTTAAAACTTTCGAACGCCTGTTTCATTTGATCAGAATTTTTATTATAACCACCAACAATTTGGATATTCGACTGCAACTTCTGTTCACTTTGTGACTGCATTTTGTCAGCATTTACTGAGTCTTTAACAAAATTGACAGCGGCTCCAAGAGATAATACTATCCCTATCATTCCAGCCAATTTTGCTATGTTGCTTTTTAAAAAATTAAATTTACCAGCTAAGTTTTTAACTCCTCCGCCTACTTTTTTCATTGCACCTGTAAACTTACTAAGCACTCCTGATTTAAAAGCATTTTGGACGGCTTTTCCTACTTCTTTAAAAGCACGCCCAAGAGGATTAACTGAATATGACACCCTATTAATCCCAGCACGTGCTTTATCAAAAATTCCCGTAATCTTTTTACCGACAAATGGGATTTTATTAAGCTTATCAACAAACCTGTTAACACCTGCGGAATTAACTTTACTACCAAGCCTTGAAATTACTCCATTTATCTTGCTTGCAGTTGGTAAAATACTTGTCATTTTACTTCTAAGTTTTTGAATTCCACTTCCTTGAACACTTTTCCCAATATTCCCAACTTTTTTTTCTACATTGTCAGCAACAGGAAGGACACTTTTCATTTTTCCTCTAAGCTTATTAATTGCACTATCTACATTTGATTTTGCATTAATCAAGATTTCTAACTTATTTTGTGCCATTTCAATCACTCCTTCTTATTGCCAAAATCATTGATAGCCTGTATCCATTGAAAGAACCTAACATTGCTCATATCAAGAACAATGTTAGGGTCTTTAATTTCATTCCTGACTATGAATTCCCATTTTGCTTTGATTAATGGATTTTCATAGTCATCTCCTGCTATTTCAATTTCATGTTTAATTTTCTTTTCTTCTTCTCTTTCGACTTTCCCATGTATTCTACTATTGCCTCACTTATCTCAATCAAAGCTTCTGTATCATGTTCAAAAAAATCTAATTTTCTAGCTTCAACTGGTTTTTCAACCATTTTAGGCAACAATATCCCAGCGAAAGTAAGATAATCATATTTTGCAACTAAATCTAAATACGCTTTCTGGTATATCTGTATATTTTGCGGTTTAGTCAGCCTGAAATCTACTTCTTTAGTATCTCCGTCCTCATTGATGTATATTTCCTGACCTTTTATATTAAGTCTTCCCATTTCATCAATAAATACGCTATTTTGTTCTTTTGTTTCCTCAATTGTTTCTGTTCTTTTATCTTCCATTTTCTAATTCCTCCTAAACTTTTTCATCGTATTTCGCACATTGAATTATGTATTCAATGTCAACATCTTTTGTATTGTTTTTTCTTTCTCCACCAATTTGGATAGATAGCCCCCGTCCCTCTCCGACAATTTTATTCATTCCTGTGTTGTCGATGTATGTACATGTCCCAAGTTTGCTGTCAGGATTTTTGTTGCACTTAGTTAAAAATATATCGTCGTCACTTCCTTTTATTGTTGTGACTTTTATTTCTCTTTTAGTAGCTCTTGTCTGAATCGTAGGAACATTTCCTTTTATATCAGGTTCTCCCATTGTATGAGAGTCCTCTGTCGCCTTATTTATTATTTCTTTGGCTTCTTTAATCATATATGTTCCTATTCCCGGAAACGTTATGATTAAATCCACTTTGCTTAAATCTATCGACTTTTCCAAAAAATCATTTGCCATTTTCTACCTCCTATATTGTTATTGGTTCATCATGCCACACTAATTCAACTTCAATTTCTTCAATTTCTGTCGATAACGTAAAGTTAATCTTTACATGTCTTAACACTCTGTTAATATAATCATCTACAGTTAAACCTGTGGTTGCTGATGTGTCTTCTATATTTGGAACGGTTACTTTAAACAAATATTCTCCATTGTTACTCTTCGCAAACGCTCCCTGCTTTCCTAATTCTGTCATAGCTCTAATTAACATGTCCTCAATGCTTGGAAGTCCATCAGAATCCATTGTTGTATTTTTACGCATTATTAAGAGTCTGTTCAAATTAGTATCAATCGCATGAGTTATCGCGTCTATTTTAATAGTTTGGTCTGCATGTGTAATTCCATCAGAACACCATGAGCCACTCGTAACAGCATTAAATCCAACTCTGCTTTCTGTGTAGTTTATAAATAGTTCGTCTAGCTTTGCTGACTTAGTTGTGTCATTACAGCTAGGCTCTACACCTAAAATTCTTCTGTCAGACCAACGTCCATTTATTCCTTGAACAAACGTCCATGCTGGCAGTCCAAAGATGTCGAGGTTATCTTTTCCCTCTGTTCCAAACATGTAATATATTCTCTTGCTTTCCCTTATATTTGCAGGTGTCTTATCCCCATCAGTATTAAGGACTACTCCAAATTTCCCAGTTCTAGTCAGATATTTTGATAACAAAGCTATAAATGCCTTGTCATAGAACGCTACAACTACCCCGTAAAATTCGCCTTCAGGCAAACTGTTAAGGAATGCCTCATTAGGTGTTGTCTTCCCTACACAGAACCATTGTTCAGGATGTAGTCTGTTACCATCAAAATCCTCTTGTGAAAGGAATGTATTTATTCCTTTATACATCAAAGAAGTGTTTCCAAAATCAGTCTCCACTTCCTTTAAAGTTGTATATCTTTTATAGTCCTTGTCCGCCTCTTTAGTGATAAATAAAATTTTACTAAAATCTCCCATTACTAAAGGTTTTCTAGGTCTATTAACTACTACTTTTACTTTTTTTCTAGCCATTTTCTACCTCCACTTTTACATCTTTTATTAATTGTCTTATTCTTTCGCTTGTTTCCCGCCAGTTTATTTCCACATCAAAGCTAAACCTATAAATATACTGACTGCCCTCAAGGAAAGTCAAGTCTTTTATTTCTATCTCATCATCACTTAATCCAAATCCATTTCTGACAATGTCATGCCTTTTCTTAAAGACTATTACTTCAAGCAATTCACTTGCCATTTCTTCTGCCCTTGCCTGTGTCGGAGCGTAGAAGTCAATCTGAAAGTAAGCATTTACTAATCTTGTTGCCTGTTCCTTAATATTATCTTCCGTTGTTTCGACTGTTCTGTAAGCACTATAAACTGATTTTGTCAGACTTATTGTGTGCATTACAGCACATTCAGTCGGCTTTTTAGCCATATGATCATCACGGATAATCTGAAAATCAACAAAACTAGCCAATAATTTTCTTAATTTTTCGTTTTTCATTCCTGAACCCTCTCGATATAATAAATTCTTAACTGGTCGTGTTTCATATAATGTCTCATAGTTGTGACTACATACTTGTTGTTATCAATTTCAATTGTTTCTTTTAAGTCAATGTCTATATAACAGTATATTTTTTTAGAATCCAGCGTAACCTGTATTCCCTGATCTGTAAGCATTTTTATATCCTGCCTACCTAAGTTAAATACAGCTCCCGCGAACTCCTTGCTTTCATCAACTTCAACTAGTTCAGAATCAATCCATTTGCTAGCTTTATTTGTTATTTTGCATTTGCTAAAAAATCTTTTCGGAATAAATGTTTTATGTGCCATTTTACACCCCCACAATTTCGTAACTTATTGAATTATATAAAGAGTGAGTGTCAATAAGTGGGGTACTGCTCCCTTTTCTCTTAATAGTTTTTGAATCAAGAGGTGCAAAATTCCCACTCATTATTGTTTTTTTTATTTTTTGGACAACAAACGTACCAAGATTATCATACGCTTCTTGTCCTGTAAGCTCACCACTGATAATATTTTCAATTTGGGTATTAAGATATTCCTTAATCTCGTTCTGTGCTTTCTTAGTGCCTACTGACAGTCTGAAAAAAGGTCTTTTAGGAATACGGCTTGTCCCATATTCGTTGAATATTGCATATTCCAAAACAGTCGCACCTTTTCCCTTACTCTCACTCTTTTTACCTGTCCCACCTTTTTTTATGAGACCTTTTCTTTTCATTAATTTTCGTTGTGCTTTCGCTCTGTCTCTTTTTTTTCCGCTTCCATCATCCAGTATCCCAACTTTTACAGCATGTGTCTGTAAATATTCAAATTCCTTTTTTAATCTTTCCAAATCATTAAATTCTTCAACTAAACTAGCCATATATCATTCTCACTATGTTATTTAATTTATCTTTTTTAGTTGCAATTAAATCTCTTGTAGAATAAGCTATGTCATCAATTTTATAACTTGTGTACTTCCCTGTTTCTTCCAAGCTGTCAATAAAGTCATCTACAAGTCCAATCAATTCAAATTTAAGCCAATCAGGAAGTTCTCTGTATCCCTTTAAATATATTATTTCGATTTCTTCCGTATCAGTTTTACAAGGGCAGTCTTTAAATTTTGGAAATTCAATATAATCATGCCCTTCTCTCCACTCTTTTTCTACATTCACTGATTCAACAGCAATGACAGGTCTGTAACTTAAATAAATTCTTTTTCTATACTCCCTTATTTCTTTTACTTTTTCTTCTGTAAGAGTATAACCAAGCATATTTTCAATATAACTAATAACTACTTTCAATAAAGTTTCAACCTTAGCCAATTCTTCGTCAGCTAAGGTCTTACCTGTTATTCTTTTATAGTCTTCAATTGTGATTAACATTCAAATCACCTCTATTTTACTTTCAATACAGAGAATGCCTTCGGTCTTATTACTCCTCCACCTATTCTAATTCTTGTGTAATATTCTGTTGTTCTTTCATTTACATTTCTGTGCAGTTCCTGCTCAAATCCTTTTTTCAGATAGTAAGCATAACCTTTTTTAAAGTCGCAGAATACAGCTGGATATTTCCCTGTGTCTATTTCTTCAAGAAATTCTTCAACATATACTGGGTAGCCATTGAATTTCATTGTTGCTCCCTCTATTATGTTAGCCCATAAAAATCTTCCATCAGCGTCTTTCCACAACTTCATTTCTTCGTAAAGTTTAGGCGAAACAAAGTAAGCAGCTCCTTGTCTGTAACTTGCTTTCATTCCTGTTTCCAGTTTTACTAAGTCATCTGCTGTTACTTTTTTAGTTGTTGCTGACGTAATAGCTGCACCTGTTATCGCTGTATTTGTTAAAAATCCTTCAATAAATTGTTCTGTTGAAGCATTGTATGTTCCTTTTACAGTTAAATCAGATAAAGTCTGTCCGAATTCTTCTGATATTGCCTCTTTAAGTTCTCCTACCATGTCAAAAGCACTGTCCTGCACCAGCTCATCAGTAATTGGATATCTAACCTGTCTGTATCCTGCTCTTAATTCTTTATGTGTGTACGCTAATGTTCCGTCCTGTGTGTTCCCTTGACCCTCTTTAACAATTTGATTGGCTGGAGTTATATCATTTCTGACAGGTATTTTTATATAGTCACCACTACCTTGATAAATCTTTCCATTCATTAGGAAATTTGAAACTTCTTTAGTTTCTTTCAGGATTTCGTTTGACAATATAGTTGGAATTAATACTGTTGCCTGTCCTGTTCCTATTGCAGCTTTTTCTAATCCCTCAATGCTTTTATCTCCTGTTCTCAAATACTTTTCAAAAGCTTCATTCTGTGCCTTATTTACTGTTTCAGGATTTGCCATTCCTTTTTTCATAACATCATCTAATGCTCCAGCTATTTTCCCCATTTCTTCACTTGATTTATTAAGTTTTTCTTCCAATTCAGCTATTTTATTAGCTTTTTCTTCTAATTCTGTTAATTTTTGTCCTGCTTTTAAAATGTCTTCTGTGTTTTTGTTAATTCCTTTTTCTAGATTTTCTAAATTCATATTTTCATCTCCTTTGTCATTTTTAACTGTTGTTACTGTTGCTCCAGGTACTGCACCTTTAAGCACTACACTGCCCTCTATTACTTCTATTGCCTTTATTATCCTTACATCAACCTCTCCTTTGTCTGTTTCCATTTTTCCATATTCGCGTTCTTTGATATATCCACCCACAGACATATTATAGTTTGCTCCCTGTAACATCATTGAGTATACTTTTTGTGCGTCTGCATTCAACGGATTACCATTTTCATCAATTCCTAAATCTAACTGGGCTTTGAATTTCAAGTTTCCATTTTCATCCTGGAATACTTTTAATGTTCCAAGTTCTTTTTCCCAGTTGTGCATATGTAACAAGAAATATGTTTTATTTTTATCTACTTTATCTAAAGCCGATATATCGAATACATCTCCGTAGCTATCAATAACGCTGTGTGTTATCAGCTGACCCTCTATCACGCCTTTTTCTTCACCGTCTTTTTTTAGAATTATGTCAATGCTTTTTTGAAATTTATCATCCATTATTACCTCCTTTACACTAGTTCACAATGGCAGTTGATAATTTCTTCGGCAGGTGCATCTAACTCATGTGGATGTTTCAGTCCACAACTGAAAGTTTCTTCAACTCCAATTGTTTCTCCATTACATGCTACATGTGACGGTCTGTCTGTTTTTCCACCGCCTACATGCCACCAAGTTTTTTCTAATCCAGCTTTTACCAAGCCTTCATAATACGTTGTTGTTGATGTCGTTGCTGTTTCAGTTCTAGCTATTACCATTGCCCTTGTTTTTTCCATTCCTTTAACTTTTTGAGTTATTTCCTTTGCTATATCCTTAACATTTACTCCGTTAGTTTGACCGTTTACAATTATTTTTTTAATTGTTTCTTTCGTTTTTTCTGTTATATTTGTGACTTTTTCTGCAATTACTTCTTTACCTAACTTTTTCAGAGCCTCGTTTTTAATCGCTGGAATAAGTTCGCCACTTATTTTTCTTTGTTCAGAAACAAACTTTGCTGTTTCATTAACTGTTTCTAGCATTCCTTTTTTTAACTGACTATACAGTTGCGTGCTGAATGTTTGCCACGCTAACTCACTTATAAATAATTGTTCATCAGGATCTATTTCACCTCTTAACTGTTTAAAGACAGTCCTTAATCTTCCAAACTGTCTTAAGATAAGCTTGTTCCTCATTTTCAGCTGTCTTTTTGCAATTATTTTTTTCTGTGAATTAGTAAGCTTAACTTTCTTCGTTTTCTGTTTCTTTGCCATCTCCGTCCTCCTCAACTGGTTTTACATCTTCGTATATTTCTTTGAGCGATGTCATTGATGTACTTATTAAAATATCATCGCCATTTTCCACAGGAGGATATTCAAGCTCTGCTCGTTTTTCATTTATTGTTAGATAAGAAATATTGTTCAGCCTTTCCATTTTTGTATTCCTATCTTCTTTTAATACCTCAATCTTTGAAGTGTCAAAATCAATACGTTCATTCGGTCCGAGTTTATCCTTAAATATTCCGTTCAGATGTTCAGCAATCTGTTCAGCCATTGGAATTATATTTTCCGTGTATAAATCCTTTTTAGCCTCTTTATAGTTGCTGAATTTACTGTTTGTCCTATCTCCAATTAAAATGCTTGGGACATTTAAGACGCTGGCTGTAATGTTCCTTATTTCATCTAATGCTGTAAGAAAGTCAAAATCCCTAGGTGTAAAGTCTCCGTTCTTTATGTCAATATCTGTTCCATCTAATATAAGAGGAACTCCTGTATTCTTTGCACCTGATTTTGATTTTATTTCTTCTAACAATTCCTCTTTTTTCTTTGAACTAAGAAATTGTTTAACAAGTGCTATTATTTCCCTCTTTCCACCATTCTTTAATATTCCAACGTTCCAGGCTGTAATATAACAATAATATGCATGTAGCATTGTTAATGATTTGACTTTGCTTATTCCGTGTCCAGCACCAGCAACATTGTCATATATATTAATACTTTTAATATATGTAAACTGTTTCAGCTGTTCTCCCGTATATTCTTTCATTCCTATTCTTATTCTTTTAATTCCATTCAGCACGTTTTGGTCATCATATTCAACCGTATACGTTCCTTTTTTTAAAAGAACAATTTCGGACTTTGTAAACAAGTCTTGTCTTAAAACAAGTAATTCACCATATATTATGTAATAAAGAGAAAAATAATTAATCAGCTGATCCGTATTTAATATTTTTGACGGACTTCTTATAGTTCTATTGACATAACTATCTTTAACTTCCGTTATATTGTCGTTATGCCCTTTTTTATACGTACTCCACATCAAGTTGTTAATAGCTTCATTTATCCTTGTTATTGCACTTGATGTAAACGGATTGTCATATAATTCATTTAAAAACTTCTCGCTGTCCTGTTTATAAAATCCGTCAAATATTCTCCCAAACTCATTTATTGAAATTATTTGCTGTTTATTTTTTCTTAAAAAATTCAAACCAAACAATTTATTCCTCCTTTCTCTTGTAATAGTCTTTATTTAAAATATATGGCGTGTATTCGCTTATTCCGTACTTGATAGCGTCGAAAGTGTGTGGGTCAATGTTAAATGGTTTTTTAGTCTTTGGATTTTTAGAAATAAGCCCATTTTTATCAAAATACCACTTCATTTCTGTTAGTTCCCTGTATGTGTTTGGGCATACATTCTTATCAATAAATATATTTCTAAAAGACTGTATTTTTTTTACCCCTGACTTGCTCATATCATTTGTTTTCTTCACTGCATTAATCAGCAGACCGTTCATGTTGTAGAATGTTATTGTTTTTGGCTCTGAACTTTCTGCAGTTATTACTTCTCCTTCAGCAATCATTTTTTGTATTATTTCCATTTCTAACATTTCAGGGTCAGTCAATTTGTTCTGATAAAATTCCTCATAGATGTACAGGTCATTTAATTCTTCATCAATTACCATTCTTACAATTGCGTTATACGAATGCTCAAATCCAAAGTCGAAACCTGTGTATTTATTCCATTTATCAGCAATTATATTTTCTATTCTCTCCTGTTCCATGTGTCTGATGTTTTTGAAAATATTCTGTCCTGAACTGCCAAATCTTCCAAGCGTCTTTATCGCCCGTTGGAAGTTATCTGTTTCATTTTCCAGTAATGCTATAAAGTCATCAGGAAGAAATCTGTTGTCGCTGTATACCGAGTGATGTAGATATATGTTTTCGCTATATACTTTCCCACTTTTCAGTTTCGTTTCTTCAACCACATTTATAATTCTTTCGTTGTATAAATCCAGTTCAGTCTTTCCAGCTTTATCAAGTATTGACATAAGGTATTTATATGTCCACACTCCATACTCATTCGGATTAGTTGTAAGAATAATTACGTTCGTATTAATAGTAGCAAAGTGTATTGTAAATTTTCTCATTACTTCATCTAATGCTCCAGCCATTTTTGTATTAATAGTAGCAAAGTGTATTGTAAATTGAAAAAAGGGGGTAAAAATGGCAAAAAAGGAAAAGGTATTAATAGTAGCAAAGTGTATTGTAAATTTCATAACATTGTGCCGA